CACTTAAAGCTTCTTCTCACTCATTGCCCGGTCCTGGCCATGCGTCACCATAAGATTTTCGATAAGGTGTTCGCCGTGGACTGGTTTAATGGGGCTACCTGGGATTCGTCCCAGGAGGATCCAGGAGTTGATACCTGGCCCGTGACTGATAGACCTCCAGTAGATATCGTTGGAAAGGTGGTGGGGCTCGTCAAAGACGGGGGTTTGAAAACCCGTTTTATCGCAAATCCTCACCGGTTTATACAGCTGGCCCTAACTAGGTTGCAAAACGCCTCTGCCGGTTACCTGAAAAGGATGCCGGAGTCGTTGGTGTATGATCAACAAGCAGGGATTGAGTGGATCGTAAACGCATTGAGAGAAGGGAAATCCGTTTCCTCGATCGATTTGTCTAGCGCCACAGATTTCTTTCCTTTGTGGTTACAAGAACGCTTAGTTCGCGTTCTATTCCCCACGTTGGCGGAAGACATCGACCTTTGGGTGGATGTTTCCCGTAACCTATGGGCTACACCTGTTCGTGCCTATGTAAGGTACGGCCAAGGTCAACCTATGGGCGTTGCCCCAAGCTTCTCTATCTTTACGCTAACGCATATTCATCTTATTCGCGCCCTTGGTGGAAACACCTCGAATTTCCGGGTTGTGGGTGATGATGTAGTAATCACAGATCCGTTGGTAACGGAGGCTTACACCCAAGTGATGAAACAGTTAGGCGTCCAAATCTCTATATCCAAGTCACTCTTTAACAGGGGTGACAGAGCGGAGTTCGTAGGACGCGTGGTAGACAAAGTCGGAGCCTGGCCTAGTTTTAAGGGCCGGAAGCTGGACCTGTCGCGGGACCCAATGGGCCCGCTACGCCAATACGGCATTTCAGCCGCTGGGCTCCTCCCATCAGTCAAGAGGGAGGTGATGGTGTTCATAGCTCAGGTACCTTTACTTGGGCCAGAACATCTGAACCAACTTCAATTTCTTGATGAGGTCGATTCCAAAGCGTATTATGAGTCGTGCAGGGAACGAGTAGCTACTTCGTATCCCCCAAGACGGGCCGTGCCAGCGATGGTACGGAACTCCGACTCTTTCCTTACGTGTTTTGAGGAAGTTAACCCAATGGGTAGCTTCCGTGGCAAGATGGGAT